GGGGAATTACGGTCTAGTAATAGAGAAAACTATTATACTTTGTCAAGTTACTCTAGGTAACCATCTTCATTGTATGGCCCTAAAAAGGACGCGATAGAGAGAATATTATCCTATTACTAGAAAATAGTTAATATATACGTCTAAATACTTGGTAAAGTATTAAAATGTGAAATATTAATGAAGTGCTGGGTTTATCCATACTTTTAGCTTCATTAAGTTAACTAGTGCTGGGTTTACCCATACCTTTAGCTAATTAATCGCATTATAATATTTTTACTTTTGTATTTAGATTAAAATATTGACAAAATTTAGTCTTTATCTAAAAGTCTAGGAAAGTTAATAGAAGTCGGATTTGAAAGCATTGCTTCCATCTTCTTCTTCTCATTAGCCTCCATAATACCCTTAATTCTTGGCTCTCCTATTAGCATTTTTACAGTTAGAATTCCCATTCTAAACTGGAAACCTGATAATGGTTGAGTCAAGGTTAAGCAATTATCATCGCCATGCATTAAAGTACTTGAGTTAGGGAGAAGATATTTAATACCTTCTTCATTAACCCTGTAATAATTGTCTGGGAATAATGTACCAGAGAAATGACCTTTTATAGATTTATAGATTAATGAATCCAATTCATCAATCCGTAAATTTATATCACGATCTTTTCTCGATAGACTATCTGCTGAAGGCATCGTGAATAGGTTAATAATCTCCACCAATGGTGTTTGATTAATAGCCCATCCATTGATTCTTTCAAACAGAGAGTCTATATGGTTTATCATTCCTGACAATATTGCAGAGTTGAAGATGTATCGAAGATCATCTCTCTTCTCAAATTCTTTAATGTCAGCGGTGTATTTTGCTGTAAGGGCATTGACTTTTAAAGTTAAACCATCTCCAATAATACCCTTGAATAAATCAAGGATTAGATTATCAGATGGCAAGTCGTAACCATTTATGTTCCGAAAATTTCTAAGAATATAGGTACGTAGTTCATAAGGTAATAGTTTGTTAGAACTATATCTTAAACCAATATATAAGTGTTGTAAAACTCTTATAATACTGGCGTAACTATGTACTTTATTCTTATTAATTCTCAAACCACAAAAGGCCTTAGCAAAGATTTGTAGAGAGTTCAAGTTTCTCTTTGAAGGAATTCTTTCCAAATAATCATATATGATGGCAAACAGCCGTCTTATATGTTTTAAATTTGAGAAGATTCCCTTTAAAGGGATTCCAGAAACCTCAACTCCTCTGTGTATTCATCTCTTAGCAAATTCATATGTATCTTTGGATACATGTGTCTTTGGTTTAGAGATATCAACACCAAGCTTTTGCATGATCCCTATATACTTCATGGCGACGTTATTGTCTTTGATGACAATATCATCACCTAGAATTATATATTGATCAAAATCTTTAATTTTACAATTAAAGGCGCATCAGCTTATTACTAAGTGGTGTGTTAATGTGAATGCTGCTCAAGAAGAGTATGCACCCATTGGTTGCCCAACTGAATATTTCAGTTTTGCTCCCTCTGGAGTAACATATTCCCTATTAAGTAGTAGACTCATTCATACATCACCATACGCTGTGTCTTGAAAAATTTCAGACAACAGTCTTGCTTGTAATTTGATGGGGAAACGGTCCGTAGCGGCTGATAAATCTAGTGAGAAGTAATTATCTCTACTATCTTTTCAAGAGTTAAAAGGATCTTGAGTGAAAGTTCTATCTTGTGGTATATTTCTTAACTTGTTAAGAAGTATATCATGGATAGACCGTAGTGCTAATTGTGAATGGTAATCTACCATTGCAATTACCCTACGCTTTCCTTCAGGATCTTTTATAATTGATAATTTTCCTAAGGGCTTTATACCCTTCGAAAATCCCAGCATTGTATTCCCAGTATAGGTACGCATGAACAATTGTTCAAACGCATCTGCACCGAAAATATAACGCAGGTTATCAATTAGTACTCTTGTATAAGATAACGGAGATCATTGACTTGATCATGTTGATTTACCCGCTGGTCCACCTTTAGAACTAAGGTAGTTACTCTTAGAACTATAAGTGGGCTTTTCACTATGAAGGTTATATTTTAAACAGAAGTCCTGTATGAAAGATGTTGGTATTGGGCCCATATTGGTCCCCTTAAAGGGATCAGTTATGGTTTTATAAGATGGTAAAATCTTTTTATCCTCTTCTCTTGTTGCGCGAATTCCTCGCGTAGCA